ATGACGGAAAGCGAGTGAATCTGAATCTGGCGCTGAACAGTCCCGGAAACCAAGTCAACGACAGAAGCGCCAATTCCCCCGACGCTTCCCGCCGCTCCTCCTGTTCCGCGCGGAATACCTCCTGCTATTCCACCTCCGAATCCTGCCCCTGACGACAGCGCTCCAGCGATAGATCCGATGTTCTTTGCAAACTTAAATGCCGCAAACGCCGCATATGCAGACCCTGCAACTTTTCCGAGTTCCCAAAGACCTCCGCCTGCATATTTTATAGACGCCGCAAACTTAGAATTGTTCTGAATCCACTCGGCGAACCATTTGCTTTGTCCTTGCAACCATGTCGTAACAGGTTCAGCCGCTTCAGCCATCTTTAAATTGGCGTTAATCCATTCTTTATCTGCCAATGCCTTCTGCTCTGTTACCTTTTTTGAAGCTTCTACGGCACTAGCCATCCTTTTTGTCTCTTCCGCCGCCTTCGCAATCTCCGCATCAAATCTCTTGAGTCCCTGATTGGCAAGATTAAACGCACCGTCGTCAAGGCCTGCAAGCCTCTTAACGTCAAGCTTGTATGCTTTCGCCTCCTTTGAGTTTCCAAGGTGCTCGAACAGTTTCGCGATATTCCTCAGCAATTCATCAGGAGTGGCAAGTTTTCCAGGACCAGAACCGCTGATGTCTAGTCCGTAAAGAGTTGCCGCCTCTTCTACTCCACCGCCTCCCCTGCCCATCCGAAGGCCCTGCATTGATGCCTGGAAGCCCGAAAGTGTTCCTGCTAGCCCAGCCTTTGAGCCTCCAAGTCCTTCAACGGCGGCCCCGAGCGTCATCAGCGTCCCGCGTGCGACGTTCGCATTGATGGACATATTGGTGAGCGACAGGTTGAACGCCGAAACCTGCTCAATTGAACGGATGAATTTGCGAGGGACGGACGCCGCCGCCCAAAAAGCGCCTGCGACGATTGAAACGGCTTTAAACGTCTTCTCTAGCCCGCCGTACTTTCCTGCCGCGATCTGAGCCTGCTCGGCTCCCCTTGTAGTTGCAACGGTGTTCTTTTCGTGCTGTAGCGTGAGTTCTGCAAGATCCCCGTGCATGTCCTTCATGTAGCGGGACATCTGATCAAGCTGTCGGGATACCTTATCCAGAGAAGAATTGGAGCCCAGACGGGACATAACCCCTTCCAGGCGCTCCAATTGCTGATAAACCTCGTCGAACCCAACCGAGGATATGCGGATTATTAAATTACCAAGTTCTTCCGGCACCTCTTGAGTTCCTTTCAGCCTTTTCTATCGCCTTCTCCTGCGCGATGTTCTCGTTGCGTATCGCTACATACTCAGATTCTAGGATAATGTATACGTCTTCTAGCGACAGCTTTTCCTTTGCATCCAAAAGCGAACATTTCCCAGACGCTATCAGCCTTTGAATCAGGGGAGGAACGTTTACGCTTTCGAGAAATCCTGAGTCTCCGCCTGCTCCTTGATTGCTCCCAGCCTCGCCATGAGATTCCCGATCTCCTTGGAGAGGCTTCCATCGAAGAAAAAATCGTAGTTGTATTCAAGCATGCTGAGCTCAGCGAGCATCAGGACACCCGAATCCTTGACGTTGATGTTAATCATTTCTTCGTCGGTGAGGCGAATCTCCACTCCAGAGCCGTTCTCAACTCCGATATAGGAGCAGAGCTGAAGAATCGTCTCCTCGGGAACCTTATTCAGATCCTTCGCCTTCAAAGCCGCAAAGCAAGTAAAGGCGATTTTCTGCGACTGAAACGCGGGGATTTTGTTCAAGATGAACTTCCGACCGCCGATTTCTACTTTCTTCGATTCCATATTGTTAGCGCACTTTCCTTTTTGTTTTGTTTTTGAAAGTCAGTAGGAGTTTTAGACTTCGAATTACTCGGGACCCTTGAGGTCTTCCCACTGGAAACGATAGGGTCCGTTCGTCATGCGGCCCTCGCCGGTCGTTCCGAGCGAAGAAGAGCCGCCGACGAGGAACCCGTTGGTGTACACGAACGATCGCGACGAAGACGTGCTTCCGTCGGAATTCTTATGACCAGGGACATTCCACACGGCCTTCTCCAGAAGGACATCCGAAAGTTCCGTGACTTCTCCCTGCGGAGAAACTAGGCACGAAAGGAGAAGTGCGCGAAGCGCCTTGTCCGATTCGCTGTTGGGGATGGGGGAAAGTGTGAATTCGGGCAACGTCTTGGCATTGTGCCAGGCAAGAAGCTTGCCGTTGAGAGTACGCGACGTGTTGATGGGAGCCAAGTCGCCATGTCCGAAAGGAGTCCCGTCATCGGAAAGGTCCTTGAAAGTCACGCTGCCAACTCCTCCGCCACCGATAATGGTGAGTGTGGCTCCCTGCATTGAAAGGTCTGTCATTTTTCTTTACCTCCTTGTAAGTTGTGTTTCTTAGTACAGGACGTGAGCGCCCTCAGCCTTGACGACAACGTCGCCCTTCGAATAGAGAAGGAGATATTTCGCCTTGTAGTTCTTTCCGTCGTCGTCCTTGGCAATCTTCGTGTTGAGCCAATAGCCGCGATTGACGATGATGTCAGCCGCCTTGGCATCACGCGTAGACGAGAAAATCGACGCGCGCGCGGTCTCGTCAAGGTCCTTGCCAACCTCAATAACTCCGTTATCGACTCCGTCGGAACACGCCGCGTCAATATTCGTGTAAACCTGCGCATTGCCCTCGGAATTCGCCTTGATCTTAGAGACGGAAAGGAGGAGCTTCATGATGCGGGTTGCAATCGCGCTCTTGAGCCACACTTCCCCCATGTAGACGAGAGCCGTCTCACCGTCCGAATTGACGCCTCTCTGATAGAAGCTACGCGCGACTCCGTTAATCTGAACCTTGCCGTAGTAATTGACATTCGCCTCGTCAAGGTCATCAGCTCCGATGGAAGTGTAAACTCCACCAATCTTGACAGAAGCGGAGGAATCAACATCGGCCACCTCTCCATTGAAAGAGCGGAAGAAAGGCGAAACCGTACCGTCGGTCTGATTCCAATCAATGCTAGAAAGCACCGCCGCGAGCATATAGGTCTTCGGAACCTTGATAGTAGAACCATCAAGGTCGACTTCCTTCTGAAACACTCCGTGAGAGCCGTTCGCTCCGTCTGCGCCGACGCAAGCGGTCTGATAGGCGACAACGGGCTTGACCTCGGAAGCATACGTCAGGTTCAGCTCGGAAAGCGTCATGGAATAGACGAATTCAAACCTATAGTTGAGAGCCGCATTTGCCGTGGCTATCGCATTGATTGCGGCAGTCGTGATTTCGGTCAGGAAAGTAAAGACTCCGAAGTCATTCGTGCGGGCGGACACTCGAGCGAACGCCGCCTCCTCGTCGGAAATCTCGGGTTCCCCGGATTCGTCGCCCTGAGCCACAACCTTTGCGAACTTGAGCGTGGTAGGAGTACTGCCGAGCGGGTTAGAGAACGAAAAATACTTGGAAGCCCAAATATACTCCTTCGACCCCACTCCAAAAGCGGTTGCGACACCAGCAATGTCCGTGCAAACCACGTCACTGTCGGCATCGAAAACCGTTCCATTCTCAGCGGTCGAGTCCGTAAACACGAGCGTCTGAAGGTTGCGTTCAAGGGTGTCAACCGAGCCCTTGCCCGTGGTAATCTTGATGTACCTTTCCTGCGGAATTGATGCCATATTAAGTCCTTTCTCTGAGGTTAACTGATATCCTCACATTGTGCCGTGTTTTAGTTGCTTTCGTCCGTCCAAATGGGTTTGTATTCGGGTTCTCCGCTCTCGGAGCCATTACATTCCGGAACGTGCTTGATGCCAAGTTCAATTGCGGAAACAACAGGAGGTGTGCGGTCTTCTGACATTACAGCCTGAACAACAACGTCAAAGTGCACATACCTCTGGTACATTTCATTTTCGCTCGGATACTGCTGAGGAATGATTCCTTTCACAAGAAGCGGTGCTATTTCATGCTCTCTTAGATAGTCTGCTCCATCCTGCGAGTTAAACCAGGCCTTCAGACAAGCCGCAACATGGTCAGCCGTGACCGTCACGGTGGAATCGTCAATCCTTCGTTCCCTGACGCAGGAAATCTGAAATTTCCATTCCTCCACCCATTCCCATATCTCATGAAGGCGTCCGTCCAACTGCATCTCAAACCTTGTGTTTGAAAAGCCCTTCTGAACCTCGTCTATCTTGTCCACGAGGATTATCTTATCCACATTGACCATTGCTTGCTGGGCGCGTGCAATGACGTTCCACGAAGAATCTATGCCCATGTCTTCCCTTGCATAGTCAAGGCAATCGCAAAACGTGGCAAACACATCATTTTCAGTCCGCATAGCGCTTGTCCTCCACGCACGTCACGTTCGCCCACCCATTGTAGGAATTCCATTCGTTGACAGACACGATGTTGTAGACTCTACCTTCGTGCCTGATTTGGTCGGGCTGTTCCTGATTTGTGACTGTCTTGAGCGGAATCGAGCCCCAGGCGTTCACATTTCGCTTGGACTTGTCCAAACCGAGGTCCTTATAGGCGGACTGCTGTACTGGCTGAACCATTCCACGGCAGGCAACCCAACCCTCCTCGTTGTCACCGTCAGCATAAGAAGGAACGAGTACGCGCATGTCGTTTTTGACAGAACCCACGAAATGACGGTATTCGAACGTGACAGAAGGAAGAACGCCCATCGCCTTCTCAAAAATGTTAGTCAGATTCATTTCTTCCAATCTCCTTCGCCGACCCTGTATGAAAGTGAATCGCGCATCTTCCTCGTGTCAACAAGAGGTTTCGTTGAATTGTTTCCGCGTTTCTTGCGTTTCGTGATGGTAGATTCTGACAAAGGAGGCGTAGTTACCTTGTCTATGGCCTGCTGAATATTGACGACAACGGCCTTGCCAAGATTTTCAAACGTGTCTGTCAGCTTGCCTTCCGTGTCTTTCTTCGCAAATGCATATCCGTCCCTAACCTTGCGAAACCAATGCTTTCCTCGCGAAGTAACCGTCGGACGAATGAAAGGACGAGGTGGGATTCTCGGAGTCCCGTACTCCTGTTTCATCGCAACGTCTGCGACTTTCTGTCCGTTTGGATAGACTGCTCCTTCCGGATACCCGATTTCAACGGAATTGACCTTTGCGGAAGTCTTAATCCTGTCGAGAATAGCCTTGTTGAAGCTGTGTTCTGTAGAAAATTTCACCATCCTATGTTATGCCGAAAAATCACAACGCTAAGATGGGAATCGCCGTTAACGAAGAGGTAGGACAGGTGTCTTAGAGCCAATGAACGCAATCATCGGGCCGCGCGTGCGGATTAAACCCAGGAACTCCTGCCCATACGGCGAGCGGTTGAGCCAGAATTCAAACGCTCCATCTCCTGAGCTCTGAGGGGCCGCCATAGAAACGTTCACACCTCCGACAGACGCGGAAGTGACGGGGCCTACACTAGCCTCGCCACTTCCGGACATCCCACCGACCTTAGAGGTCTCCCTCTCCACAAGCCTCGTGAGATAGACGATATGCGCCGCAAGCAGACAATGTGCATACAGACGGCGCTTACCGTTGAGCCATGCGCTCGGATATTTAGAAAGATACATTGCGGCGCGGTCTCCACAGGCATACAGGAACACCGGCGTGTTCTCGGTGGCCGTTTCGGGCGAGAACTGCGGAAAGTAGTTCAGGAAATGCTCGTAGGGAAACTCCGCAATGTCTTCTTCGCACATGGCTTTTTGAAACCTCCTTATCGGGACGCGATAGTCATGCCCTCGAGGTCCTTGGCCTTTTTGGCCGACAGCCTCTGTGCGAGCTCCTGGCCAGTCAGCTTTCCGACGCCGTTCATGTCGCGCGAGAGGTCTGCCATCGTGTCAATGGAGAGCTCTCCGTTCTTGACCATCTTCTTGAAGAGCGGGTTCTCCTTCAGCCGCTCGAAGTCGGCTGTAGTGTACTGCCGCGCCTTGAGGTCGTGGTCGGCATATCCGAAGATTGTGACCGCTCCTTCGCGGACAATCAGCGTATGGTTGACGACCTCGTTGGTCCCGTTGATCGTGACCTTCAGCTCGTCGGGGCACGGAGCGACCTCGACCATGGAACCATTCTTGATGTAGTCGGACTTCCCGAGATTGAAAGTGATCGAATCGGGGTAACGACTGTAGACTTTGACTTTTGCCATTTTGTTTTAGCCTTCTTTCTGCGTTAGCGCGTCGCAGATTGATGTTTGTTTAAAGTGGAGGCGGGCGGGCGCTAATACCGCCCGCCCCACTGAAGGGGATTTACCCTTAGAGCGCGGCGGAGGCGATGTCCTCAGAGCCGTCGGTGGCGGCGCCAATGTAGCGGACAACGCCGAGCGGCTGTTTGACCATCACGCCCGCCGTGGCGAACGCATAGTCCTCCGCGACGAACTTGATGTCCTTCTTGATGCCGATCATACGCATCAGGGTCGGGATGAACTGCTTCAGGACTTCCTGGCCGTCCAGCTCGTCGGCGATGAGGTAGATGGCGTCGACTCCGTTGCCGAGGGCGTTGGTGAAGCGCGGGTCGGAGACGATCTCGCAACCCTCGTAGTTCGCATTAACCCATTCGAGGACGGTCTTGCCAAGAGCGTTAGTCTTGGTGAGCGCATTCTTCGCGGCAGGATTCGCGACAAGCTTGCACTTGTCACCGTTCATGCCGTCGAAGTGCGTGTCGGTCTGTGCGTTCAGCGCCGAGAAGATGCCGATGATGTCGGCAACGATCTCTTCGTACGTCTTCTCCTGCCACGCGTACTTGTTCGACGTGTTCTTCGCGAGGGAAACCCACGGGAGCAGGTTGTGGTCGGTGAGGAGGCCCTCAGTCACGCCAGCGCCGTTGATGAAGCCACGGTGGCCAATCTCGTCCTGGAGGAGCTGGAAGCCACGGGCGACCGCCGCGCGCTTCTGCTCGAACGGCGACTTGAAGCCGAGCACGCCCATCTTAGCGAGACGGGAATCCTCGAGCTTGCCAAGGCGGCATCCGAGCTCGAAACGCTGGACGGTGCGGAGCTCGAAGTCGTACTGGGCCGAGGCATACGGGACGTCCGCATCATCGCCATAGAGCTGGGGAACGCCAGCGCCTTCGACGATGGGCTGAATCACCTGTTCGGTCTCGAAGTCAGCGACAATCGAGCGGCCCGCGATCTTGTCAATCGTACTGGGCGTGGTCAGGACCTCAATCGGCTTGTTCAGCGGGAACTGAAGGTACTGAAGGGGCGTAAAGCCTGTCTTGGAAAGGACCGAATCAACGTCCGCGTCTTCCGCAATGGAAAGGCCGAGGGCGCCGTAGTCGTTCATCTCCGCTTCAGGGAACTCGTCGTGAGCGAACTTGCGAACCTGCGTAGGGGCAAGCTCGGTCGCGATTTCGGTAAACTTGATAGCCATAGTGTTTTATCTCCTTTCTATGGTTTGTTAGATAGAGCCCGTGCCAGTGGCGAGGACAGGATTGCTGATGCCGACCTTCGTCAGGACGGTCGTCTTGCCATCTTCAATCGTGGCCGTGAGAAGGAACTTCGCGCCGACGACCTCGATGCTGTTCGCGAGCGTGTCGTCGCCGACGTTGCCGTTGGCATCGACGTACACGGGAGCGCCAGCGTCGACATCGGTCGAGGCGAGGACATAGATGTGTCCGACGGTGGCGATTTCGCCGGACAGGCCCGCGTCCATCTCGAGGGAGGTCACGAAACCGTGCGTGAAATGCTCCTTCGGGTTGACGAGAATGCCCATCGCGAACGAATTAGCCGCGCCGACGCCTTGAACGGCGACCGTGGTCTTGGCGGACGAACCCGAGCTGAGAGCCTTCTCGACGAGCGAGAAGAACTTGCCGAACGTCGGCTTGGACGAATTATCCTTGCCAAACACAATATACGAGGTAGCCGACTTCGGGGCGGAATCGGCGAACTCGCCGACAATGCCGCGAACGAGGCGACCATTGATCTTAGTCTGAAGAGCCATAGTAGGTTTCTCCTTTTTTAACTGTTTGAATTACTTGCCCAGATACTTCTGCATCGTGGACGACTTGGTGACGGGGGTGTCAAACGCGCTGTCGCACGCCGACTTGTCGGCACCACGCTTCTCGTCTTCCTTGGAAATCGCCTTCACGAACGGAATGCGGGCTTCCTTAGGAAGGTCCTTGTGGCCGAGCTTCTCGCAAGCGGCCTCGGCGACATCATCGGCGTCCATGCCGCGCTTCCAGACGTTGCACCCGACCTTCGGGGCGATGTCCTCGGCGAGCTGACGTCCTTCATCCTCCTTGATGTAGCGGGATTCAACAGCCGCGTCGACCGCAGCCTGGAACTCCTCCTTCGTCAGGGCGGTGGGAGCCGCAGTATCCGTCGGCGGAACAACAGCGGTCGGGTCGACGGCGGGGTCTCCGTCCTTCGCCATCGTGGGATCCACGGGTGCGATGGGCGCAGTCGGCGCAGTCGGAGCGACAGGCGCAGTCGGAGCGACGGGTTCCGCCGGAACCACAGGAGCGGCAGTCGGGTCACCCGCAAGAGCGGGGTCCGCGCCATCCTTGGCCGGGTCAGCGGCAGATGCGGGAAGGGTTCCGATGAACTCGATAATCTTCTCGATGTTCGCCTTATCCTTCACGCCCTTGCCTTCGAGAGCATTTGCAAGCATCTCGTCGTAATTTTCATTGGGCATAAACTTAACCTCTTTTTGGGTGATGTCTATGGCGGAATCGCAGGCTATTTTCCTGCCTTTGCCACGGACCTGCGATTCCTTACGTCCGAGGTTGGCAAATTGTTCGGATTCAATCATGACATCCGTATAGTCGGCGGAATCCATCGTCCCCGTCTTCGCGAGGAACACGCCGAATACGTCTTCAAAATCACAAGCGTCCATGACCGCGCATTTCTCACCCATGCGCCCCTTCTTGACGAGAGCTAGATGATTGCCCGTGAGGTCGACCTGCACGAAATCGTAAGGCTGACCGTTGAACACACCCTTCTCGGGACGGTAGTCGCAATAGTACCCGCAAGACAAAGCGCGCTTTCCGCTCTGAATAAGGTTCTTCATCGCGGCAGACTGAACCTTTAGAGTGGCTTTGACGACACCAGGCTCTTTAGGATCGACATGAACATTGTAAACAGCCCCGTCAATGCGTTTCGTGCCCGGGTCGCGCTGTCCGTCGCCCAACATTTGATGCTCGTCTGTCAGGAAGATTCCGTTGAACGACTCAAGCGTCTTGGGATTGGTCACTTCTGCTGCAGAACGGTATACATTATATTTGAGGTTCGGATCAAGTCCCATCTTCCCGTCGGAATCAATCTGCTTCCCTTTGTACGGGAAGACGCCTTCCCTCGAGATGCACGTCTCGAGGAATAACCAAAATCCGTTAATGTCTTCCTTTTTAGCCATATATGTATGCCTTGTAAATTATGCCGTAAATTTCACAAAACGCAAATACTCATCACTTGTTCAGCGGAATTCCATATACTTTGAATGCCCCTCTCGCTCCTCCAACGGAACTCACATCAATGTCTGGATTGCTCGCAAGCTCCTGCTGAAGTTTCCGCGAACCCTCCTTGCCGAGTGTCTTCTGTGCGTTCACATATCCTCCGTGGCGGAGGCTACGCGGGTCAACTCCAGCCCCCTGAAGGTACTTCTCAATTGCGCTAACCTTTTCTTCCGGAAGGACTTTTCCATTATTAGCCGCTACCTGTGGGAGACTTCCGTGCAAAAATTCCTCATGGGAATTATATGAACCTCCGCCGTGAGCCTTGCGCGTCTGGGCCGCCTTTACCGCACCTTCGTGCGTTCCTGCGTCTTCGGCAATCTCTTCTGCTCCCTCGACGAACACACCTTTCCTACCCTCGTTATCTACAGGGTCCTCTACAAGTGCGTCCATCATTTCACCAAGAGACGTTTTAAGCTGTTCAAACATATTTCACTTCTCCTTCACATTATGCCTTGTTTAATCCCTTGATGGACGGCGCCTTCAGATTTTCCTTTGGGAGATTCGGCTCCTCGTTGGCCTTCTGAACTGACAGCGGATTGTCGGCCTTCTGAGCTGTCGGCTCTTTGGGCTCTGGCGGAAGACCCGCGTCTTCAGGACCGTTGCCTTCTCCTTCAACACCAGGCATTCCAGGCATTCCAGGCATTCCAGGCATTCCACCGCCCATCTGCTGTTTGTTCTTCTGTGCGAGCTCCTCCGGCATTTCTGCTGAGATAGCGGAGAACATAGATTCTTCCTGTCCCCTGACAATGGACCTCGCCTCCTCGGGCGAAAGCCAACCACCCTGAATGGCCGAGTTGATAGTCTGCACCGTTCTCGTCTCGGCCTCTCCCTTCTCCTCTTGCGTAGGGACGTCAATCGCATTGAACGAAATCTTGAGGTCAATGACTTTGCCCGTCCGCGACTTCGTGTCAAGGTTGTAATGCATGGAGATAAGAGGCTTGTACCAATTGTTCTGAATCCTCGTCAGCAAAGCCCAATAGTCGCGCATTTCATAAGTTCCCGTCTGGAACGCGCCTCCGAGCTGGCTCTTGAAAAGCTTAGACTCGGGCATCTGCGCGATTGCGGCTACGCGCTGATTGCACTTGGCGATGAGCTGGTCGAATTCGGATAGCGAAGTCTCGAGCTTCTGAACATCGGCGTTTCTTCCGACATAGAGAATTCCGAAGTTGTCCTGCACCTGAGCGACAGCCGTAAGCCTTCCGACGACTCCATCAGGATTCGTGATACCGTCATTCGGGTCTCCCTTGACGACGGTCGTACGCTTCGTCATGGCGAGTTTTGGGACCTCGTTCATCACCTTGTCGGCGCAGAAGACGGCTTCGTAAATCTCCTGAGTGAGCGGAATTCCTCCGTAGTAGTACATCGGGCGGAGCATGTTCGGAAGCTCCTTGTTGCGGACGATGATGAGCCAAGATCTGTGAATGCGCCGGATGCCCATCTTCCCGACTGCCGAAGAACCCGTGGCAACCCAGTAATTGGGCTCAAAGAACGACCTGGACAGCGGATTCGTGAGGTCGTCGGAGTCAACTTCAGGGTAGAGCCACGTCGGCTCCACAACCGTGAAGCCGTGATACGTGCCCTCCCTGACGCTGTCGATATTCATCGGCTTGTCGTATTCAGCCCCGTCAATGACAGGAATGGCGATTCCGATTCCGAAGATTCTCGCGTTCTTGGCAATCCTCATGCAGGTTTCGTTGACGCCAAGCTCGTTTGCTCTCTTAATCCACAAGTCTAGATGCTTCTGCCGCTCCTTGGCAACTTCGGCGGCCACGCGCGCCTTTTCACGCTTCTCCTCCTGCTTCTGTTCCTCTTGAGCGGCGGCCTGTTGCTGAGCGGCGGCCTGTTGCTGCTGTTGTTTCTGCTGAAGCATGGCCTGAACCATCTTCGGGTCTTGTTCTTGCGGTACAGCCTCGGCTCCAGCTCCAACTCCACCGACCTTAGGCTCCGCCTGCGGCTGAACTCCATCCATCGCAGGATCGTCGAAGTCAAAGAAGTCGGAATCCATTGCCGTCAACGTATGTTTGAGTACATTTGCCGTATGCTCTTTCTCCTCATTGCTCGCGCTGATGGAGAGATTGACGAGAGCCATGTTCAACGCCGCCATGGCTTCGGCATTGCGGTCGGAATACGATTCGTAGGCCGCAAGACGCTCGACTGCGACGGCAAGACTGCTGATAGATTCTGTGGGGTTCCACGATTCTTCTGGCTGTGAAACATTTTCGTACGCTACCTCTACGGCAGAGACAAGTCCTCTGCGGCTCTGAATAGACCGAACTTCGTCAAGAGACGGATGCTCCTTTGCAGAAAGGTCTGCAATTGCCATCGCGAGTGCTCCGAGCATAGAATCCCTGTTCTTGTTGTCGGGATTCTTAGAAAACTTGATGAACTCGTTGGAAACAGGCTTAATGAAACCTTCGTTCACGGCGCGAGCCGAGTCTTCTCCTGCTCCGCTCGTCCTCTCCCAGTCCTCATACGCCGCCAAACGCTCAAGAGCCACCGCAAGAGCCCCTAGGTGAGCTTCTTTGTCATAGGACGGCTGATTGTCCTCATTCTTCGCCGAAAGCGTATTTACGGCCTCTTTGAGACCCTCGATTGCGGCCATGCGCCCGAGCGTCCTGCGGACTCCTGCTACTTCTGCGGCTTCAAGGTCGTCTGGGATCCCATTCCCGTTCACGTCATCGGAATCCACGAATGCAAGATTGTAGCCGGGGGCGATTGCATCTTCTCCTGGAATCGTGCACGCATTGGAGACCGTAGGATGGCAGGCAATGACCTGACACATCGGATAGCCGATGAAAGTCGCGAACGTCGCGAAATGGTCCATAACCAACTCGGGGATTACTCCGTTGATTCGCCCGTTCCTCGTTGGATTCATCGCCTCGTTATACCGACTAGAGAACTCATGCGTTCCCTCGCTGACAATCGGAATACTGATTCTACCCTCGGGGTTCCTTCCGTTCGCGAGACTATTGACGGTATCAACCTCTCCGTCCAAATCACGGAGTCCGTCCATACCGACAGCCTTTTTGACGGAAAGATGAGAAACTTCCTTGCCGTCCTTCGTAACGAATCTATTGGAAAGGATGGTGTCCTCTACCGTGCGCTCGAACACGCGCTCTAGAATTTTGTTGGCTTTCGGCTTGAGACCGTTTAGAGCTTCGGTCAGTTCCTCGTTCCTGATTTCCTCAATGATTTCCTTGTCCGAGATTTCGCCAGACCCCCTGAGAGCATCCCATTTCTGGGTCTTCATCGCCCTTCGGAGCTTTTTCTCAAAGACAAGTTCCCTGGCGACCTCGAGTGTATCGGCGTCAATCCCGTCCAACGGTGACTTTGAATCGGTTTTCTTACGGCGGAAAAGGTCTTTTAGCGACATAGGTGTTTCCTCTTTGATTATGCCGAACAATCAACCTTTTCCGGCTTAATGCAATACTCAGAATAGAACTCTACGGTCTTGGAGTGTGAGAAAACAGATGGAATAAAAGTAAATTCGTCTCCGTTGTAACAGTCGTCAATAACGTCCCAAATCTCTTCAGCAACCTCCCTGTATTCAGAGTCAGGAATGTCGAAAATCTCCACGTTGATGATGTCAAAAGCGTCAGGGTCTATTGCAAAGAGAATCTTGTTATGAGGATGAGTCTCGCGAATCGCATCAAGTATCGACTTCTCAATCTGTCCAAGCTTGTCCATTAGTTCACTTCCTATCGCTTTGTTCAACCAAAAGAAGACGGATACTATTCGTTTTCCTTAATCACCACTCCCTTTTTGACAGCCTTCCCGATAACCGCGCTGTTTTCCATCGTGCGGGTCATGAAACCCTTCGCCCGAAGAGCGAGCTTAGAAATGTCGTCAAGAATCGCGTTGACTCCCGACGGAAGCGTTCCATCTTTCTTCGCAACCTCCACCGCAGAAGCCGTCTCTTGGCAGATTTCAGCCAAAGACTTGATTAGAGCGTCTTCGTCTCCGCTTTTTCCGACGAGTTCCACCGCCTTGCCTGCGACATAGGCGCGCTCAGGAGGGTCTTCGCCCTTCTCGCCCATGTAATAGACTTCATTGATGTCGTCTGCCTTTCTGTTGATTTCCCCTACGAAATCAGCAAGCTGATGGATTCCATAGAAAGGCTTTCCCTTCGCCCTGTAGTGCAAGTCTTTCGCAACGAGGTCAAACTTACAAAGGCAGACAAGGAGATTAAGCATTGGGTCGTCAACAACCCGAAGGTCATCAAACCCGTCCTCTGCAATCCTATAGGAATTATTATCTTCGATTCTCGCCGCGAGCCCGTGCTTCTTGAGAATTTCGTTGATTGTCTTAAGGGTGTTATCGTCGGCAACATCCGTATCGGCCTTGATGGACCTGTTGACGAGTTCTACTTTCTTAAGAGGCTTGTTCGCCTCCTTGAATGCGGTTCGGACATACTTCTCTGCTCGCTCCTGATTCATCTCCTCGCGAATCTTTCCGTCCTTGGGCTTGTCCTTGGGAACATCCTCTTTTTTCTTGCCCTTGTCTCCGCTCGTGAACTTTCCGTCATCATCTCGGCTGTGCTTGGATTCCTCCCAGGTGGAACTATCCATCGCGGACATGAGATACTTAGACAGAACGGTAGAGTTTAACATATATAAAGTCCTTTCCTTCTAATTATGCCGAAATTTAGCCTCCTGGTCTTGACGTCTGTCATATCTGACTTGTGACGCTTTTTCACTTCTCATACTTGCACTTCTCTCCGAATTCGGCATTCATGAAATCCACAAACTCCTTGTCGTTGAAAGTTTCATCGTAGCATGAAATGCAATGGATTTTGTCTGGAATCCCTACAAACCTGTGAAGTTTCGCATCGCGCCTGTAGACAAGCGGCAAGTCTGAAGTCCGAGACAACCACAGGTTCTGCATCAGAACGTGAGGTTCCACGCAATACCTCATCTTCATCGCTTCGCCGAACAACTCTACATTGTCCTTAACCAAATCCGCGTTCCAATGAGAATTCATATGCCCTTGAAAATCAACAGTCGGCAATCCATGCTTTTCAAGCAACACACCAGTGTCAATACAAGACTGCTTCCATATCATCGTTCCAAGGTTTTTGCTAGAAGTGGCTGATTTCTTAATTCGCCAATCGCGAACATGGAAAGGATATCTCGCGAAATCCGTCTCCTTGACATAGAAGTGGTCGTCAGAAGACACAAGGAACTCTCCATGCAACCCCGCGGCGCCTATCGAATGAAGTATGGCGTGAAGGATGTTGTGGTGCTTATACCCCGCATTCTGAATGTCATTGCATTCGACCTGTCTGACTTCATCAGAAAGCCAATCCCTCTTGAAAGGGGATGTCACGATTATGCGCCCTACGTTTCTTCCGTATTTCGCCACCGACCGCAACGACCACTTCAGCTCAATGTCGTCTCCTGCCGAAGGTTTCCCTACCGTGTATAGGATATCGATTTTGTTCTTCGGCTGATACATTCCGTTCTTAGGCGGGTAGAAGTTTTCAGAGAACTTCCTTGCCCCGGGGAAGTGACGGAGATACACCGGAAGACCCACCGTGTAGTTCGCGCCTTCCCAGCAGTTATACGACGCAGAGATGAATTTCACGTCGAAGAACAGATTTACAAGTGACTGGTCCAGTTGCGGAAGCCCATTTTTTACGCAGGCATTAACCATCATGCGAAGGAATTCCGCATAGTCACCGTGAGATTCTCGCAGACGTTCAAGATTCATCAGCATGACCCCGGCTGAACAGTATTCGTTACTCTTGATTCTGTTTCTGCACGATTCTTTTGCAAGAGAAAACGCGGCGTTCCTCGCAAGGGCAGAGCAGTTCTCCACGGCCACCCTCGGAGAATAAGTACAATCATGAGATGCGGCGACGTCATAGCCGCAAACGTCTTCTTCGAATATCCTAAGGAACTCCGCGCTCTCGAAACCTATGTCCGTATCGCAGAACACAACCTTTCTGTATTTCAAGAGTTCGGGAACTATCGGAAGGGCGATCCTGAACATCTGAATCGGCGGGACTGTCCTTCCGTTGAACTTAAGAGACGAAACCTGTCCAAGACCCGACATTCCGATGACATCGCAAACGTTAACTATCTGTACGTCGTCCATTGGAACGAACTCGGATTTCAAACCTTCTTCAACGGCATTCGGCTCGTTTGTGCAAATAACATATTTTACACCAAAACCAGCAAAACGATCCAGCCCGGACCTCAAGGCGTACACAAGCCACTGTAGCGGCTTTGGCTTCCCGTCCGTCGTGAACACGATAACAAACGGTTCAGTATTTCCCATATTCATCTAGGTTGATTCCTTCCGCCTTCCGAATGTCCAAAAAGTATTTAAGGGTCTGGTTCTTGAATGCATCTGTTTTGTTGTACCCACACCCATGTGCTTCAGGGCAAAATCCTCTGTAAATGCAATTCGGGATGCAGTGATTGGCTACGATAGGATCGATTTCAGAGATTTTAGAAAGTATCATGTGCATCGTAAGGCGCGTCTCCGCATGAGCCATTCCGCAAAGCCTTCTCCGAGCCATGTAAATCAGTTCGCTTGCATTGACCTGGCAATCGAGATTAACAAGCAGTCCCTGCGGAGCATCGTCTCTGCTTCCTTCGTATTTCCCCTGCTGCCTGTCATCCCTCATGGAACTCTGAAACCACTCGACGCCTAGCTTATGCCTTGTCCAATGAGCAGTCTGCCAATACTTGATTCCTTCGATGTGGACATAATACTCGACGAGACGAAGGGGACTGTGTTCTGACTTGCAAAGCTCATCCTTGAACTTGTCAGATGGAGTTGCGAACGTGGCAGATTTCCAAACCGTGTTTCTCGCAGCGCGCAATGCGCGCTCCCAAGAACCAGGAACCAATTCAACTTCAATGTTCATATGTTTTTTTGTTTTCCAGTTTTGTTGTTAGATTGTAAGAAGTCCAGCATCACGCAAAGCGAAGAACGTGCCATATCTGCAAGCGTCTCCTGGGTCTGTATGGGGATATTCGCTCTTAAAATCGCCGTGAGGTGTCTTCGGATACTCGAGTCTCTGAAAATCCTCTGCAGTCTTTGGGCAGTATGTCTTGTCCACCACGATCTTCTTGAGGTCTTGCAGGGCCTTGAATTCATAGTCTCGCCCTGACCATTTGTTTCCGTGTGGCTTCGGAGCACCCTCGCATTTCACACCCCATGCATTGTAGTCGGCAATAGAATCCGGTTCGGCGCAATCTGCATATACTATCCTTCCTTGCCCAATTCTCTCCATTTTTCTTCGCACCTTCGCCGCTGTCTCTTGTGTTCTCTCGCCCAATGCGACGATTTCGTCGAAGATATAGAGTGTCTGGTGGTTCCTGTCGAAGTGCATGGCAAGCCACACGAACGGGTCATTTGCGAAACCCCAGTCCAGACCGAACAGACGATTGTCGAACGTCTCCGAGATTTCCTTGTCCGTGATGTTGCGAATCTCTAGATTGTTGAAGATGTTTCCGCCCGTTCCAGTGACCCATCCGAGATACTCATGGGCGTAGGCGCGCGGGTTAGACTTCTTGAGGATGTCCGCACGGATGAAGAAGTCCTTGCGTAGCCACCTCGGCGGGACAGTCAGGTATGTGGAATCGTATACCTTTCGTCCATCAACCGTCTTGTTGGCCTCTACGTTGACCCAGTTTGCGATTGTGGGAGGCGGGTTGTATGAGTAGAACTCCCATGTCTTGACATTCTCTCCGATGGATTCGTCGTCCTCGTCGCCGCCTCGAAGCGCCGACTGAATGACGGAGCGGCAGTCTTCCATGCCATTAAACTCCGTCAGTTCTTCGAACCACACAATATCAAAGTAGCCAACAGGCGGCTTGATACCCTTGATTTTACCAGCCTTGTCCAATCCTCTGAACAGAATGACCTGACCCGTCGGCAGATAGGTACAGCGGAAAGGTGAGACTGTGCACTTGAAGAACGCATTGAGCTCAAGATGGTCGATTGCCCAGAGAATCTGCTGGTATACGGAGTCTCTAATCGTATCAGCAACCTTGACGAACACGACGGCATTTGACTTCGGGTTCTCCACGATATGGCGGATGATTTCAAGAGATATCATACTGCTCTTAGTCGATCCACGTCCTCCACGAAGGAAATATTCTCGTAACGGTTGTCCGTATGTCGGAGAGGCTGGGTCCGTGTCCTTGCTATGAAGGATGTCCTTGTGAGCCCGTCTCAATCCAGGAGAGACGAGGCTATTGAACTTGACGTTTATTTGTCCGGGTGTGATTACCATTTAGCGCAAGACTGCGGGGGTTGTCTACCCCAGTCACCTTTTGCCGACAATTTCAATCTTGCTATGCCAGCACTCCTTTGTGAGCCAAAGAAGAAATGTGAGCTCTAGAATCTGCCTCATTATTCAATCTCCGTCGTTTTCTCCGAATACGGAAATCAACATCCCGACCGCAAAGGCCATCAGAACGATTGTGATTGCACCAATCCCCATTTGCTCACCTCCTTGGATTTCTTTAATCCGTTTCCATATACCCGAAAATCTTCTCTTTCACAACCCGTGCTCCTAACTTCTCAAATTCACACATCCTGACACACCACTGAACCTTGTTCACATCTTGGTCGAAGATATGAGCGTTGACCTTGCAAACCATGACTCCAGGACGCTTTTCCTGTATTTTGCCGTGAAGATACTCGATAACCTTCCACGGAGCAATTGATTTGTCGATGACGAACCTGACGCGGATAAGACCGTGCCTGTCGGTGTCGATGACATATTGGTTTACTTCTCCTACCATTGTTTTTCATCCTCCATTTTCTTGAGTTTCGTTAACCAACTATCCTTCGCAGTTAAAGAAGTCGGTCTGGTACTGGTCGGCGTAGCGGTCGGCAACGAAGATGTTCTCAACAACTTTTCTCCCATCTTTCTTATCACTCATCAGTTTCATTTTTGCCATTTGCCAAATTGAAGCGAATCCGGATGGCATGGAATACTCGCTCACGAACACGGGATAGTCTCGCGTCATAACCCACTCGTCAAATGCGTCAAAATCAAACGAAATCCCTGCGCGCTTTAGGAATATATATTGTCGTGTTTTCCGATACGGAGGGTCGCAGTAGACTATATCGCCATCCTCGTGCTGATAGTCTGAGTAGGACAAGAAAGAAGTCTCAAGCCCCTGAAGCCGCGCAAGCCCCTGAAGCCGCGCAAGACTTTCAACTCCTTTCACACGGGAAACATGCAATT